GCGGAGGTAGAGTTCGGCGAGCCGCCCCCAGCTCATGGTGCAGAGGGAGTTCCAGTGGAAGCCGACGTTCTCGGGCGAGGCCACCGGGTTCTGGGGAACGAAGAGACCGGTCGCGTTGAGTTCGCGCCGGACCCGGTCGGAATCCTCGAAGTAGTGGTTGCAGCAGGCACAGCGCAGGGAGGCGGTTCGCTTCACCTCGCCGAAGTCCCATTCTCCGTCCTCGTTGCGGGCAGACTTGCTCCATTCCACGTTGGCCCAGAGGAAGGGCTGCCGGTGCGAGCACTTGGGGCAGGCGAACGTCCATTCGCGCTGGTCGGTGGTCTCGAACTTGCGCTGGGTGTCGTCGCCCTCCTCGCCGGCCTGGCTCATGAAGAGGCATTTGCCGAGCCAGCCGAACGCGGTGACGCGGGCCTCGGCCTCGGCCATGTGCCCGGGCGGCCAGCGCCATGTCTCGTCGCCGATGAGCCAGCGGATCGAACGGCGCTGGAGGTTCGTGCGGTTATGGGCGCCGAGGACCCACAGCGTCATGCCGTTGGCGAAATGGATCGTGGCCGTCTTCTTTTTGTGCCGCTCGCGGGGGTAGAGGGCGCGGACCGGGGCGCACTCGTCGAAGAGCTTGTGGAGGCGGGATTCGGCCTGGTCGCGGGCGTCCTCGTCGGTCTGGTCGAGCCAGAGGGCGGGGCCGGGGAGATTCGGGATGATGTAAGCCATGCCGAGTTCGCCCACGCTGGTCTTGCCGCACTGGATGGCCGCGATGATCGAGATGACCCGCACGGCGGGATCGGTGAGCGCCTCGAGGGGCTCGCGAAGCCAGGGTGAGTGGTCGGAGCGGAATCGCCCCGGCACGGGTGAGTAAGGGATCGAGGGCACATGCTCCTCGGCCCAAGCCCACGGTGGCCGGCGGTCGGGCGGCCTCCAGACGTCGCGCCAGATCGCGTCGAGCGTGTTCATTGGCCGCCCTCGTGCATGAGAGCGGCAAACTCATCGACCGCCCCGGAGAGTTCCCGGCGGATGGCCGTGGCATCGAGGCCAGATAGGATCGGCGGCAACTCGTTCTCCAGCCGCTTTCGCAGCAGAGCCACGGCTTGTCCCACGTGGTAGGCCCAGCGCGTCTTCACGTCATCGAGCGGCACGAACTCGCCCTGCTTCACCTTGAGCCGCAGTTCGCGCTCCATGACTTCGGCTAAGAGCTTGCGGGCCTTGAGCGAGCTTTCGGCATCGGTGATTTCCTCGCTGCCTTTGAGGCCGCGCTGTTTGACGAACTCGCGCCACGCGGCAACATCGTGTGTGCCGTTTGGCGAGGCGTCAGGTGCGTCTTCCAGCTTCCGCCAGGAGTGAATCGCCTGCCGGGACACGCCGAGCGCGTCGGCCAGTTCGTTGTAGTTGGCCGCCGTGGTGATGGTGCTTGCCGCCGACCCAGCCGCCATCGCCTGAAGCATGTTGCGCTCAGCCCGGGTGAGCTTGCCCCCGGACTGGACGCGCTGGATCAGGTTGGAGAAGTCGCGGGTGAGCAGCTTGCGGGCGACCTCGGGCGGGATTTGCTCCATGGAGGAGCGAAGTCAGTCAACTCAAGACGGTATGTTCGGTGCTTTGCTGCTATCAGGACAGAACACAACCTCATCCGTGAGCAAGGGATGAAACACGACTGTTCTGGAGCCGCCGAAAAGCTCAAAAAGCTTCCTCGCCAGAAGTTCTCCTATCTGATCGAACTCGCGTTGCTGTTCAGTAGAGTCCCAAACGGGATCGTGAAGAGCCCACTCTGCATTCAACTGCAGTGGCCTGTTCTCATAAATGCTCTGCCAGGCATGAAGCTCCCCATCGAGGGCTCTGGCTTCCGGCGTGTCCTTGATGCATGTGACATTGATCGATACTCCGGTCATGTCCCAAAGATAAGAATGGCCGTGCTCAGGCCAGATATGAAGAATGTCGTAACAGTCCGGTTCCGGGATGCAATGATCCTCGCCTCTTGGATAGGCGGGGTAGCGGCGATCAAGCGGGTCAATGATCCCGTGCTTTGTGACAACGTGGGCGTTCACTGCGCGATTACCGAGAGACGGTGCTTTTAGGGGAGTGTGAGTTTGACTCAACACTGCGCTGACTAATCACTTTAACCAGCACTGCCAACCCATACCCCCGCGGCATGTTCCGCTCGATTTCCCAGTTCTGAAGCGTGCGGACAGAAATCCCGAGGTGCTTGGCGGCCTCGGTCTGGGTGAACCCCTTCCAGTCCCGCCATGCCTTGAGCGTCTTGGCGAACTGCTTGCGCGTCACGGCCCCACCCTACGCGACTGACGCATCCCGGGCGAGCCTGTGTTGACAGCGGGCCTGCGGTCAAATGACCGTGCATTGCGCCCACAGCGAGTTGGTTGACCCGCGAACGCTCAAGCCGAACCCCGGCAATCCGAACCGGCACAGCGCCCACCAGATCCAGTTGCTGGCGGCGATCATCCAGGAGCAGGGGTGGCGGTCGCCGATCACCGTGAGCAAGAGGAGCGGGTTGATCGTGCGGGGGCACGGGCGCCTCGAGGCCGCGCTCCTCATGGGCTGCGAGACGGTGCCCGTGGACCGGCAGGACTACGAGAGCGAGGCGGCGGAACTGGCCGACCTCCTGGCCGACAACCGGCTGTCCGAACTGGCCGAACTGGACGAGGACGATCTCAAGCGCGTGGTGGAGCGACTCCGGGAGTCCGACCCGAACTTCGACGTGGAGCTGACGGGGTTCATGGAGGACGAGATCGCCAAGTTGTTCGAGACCGAGGTTGCCGAGGACTTGGAAACGATCCCGCGCATGGAGTGCCAGCCCTTCGAGCACCACGACTACCTGGTCTTCATGTTCCACGACCTGCGGGACTGGATGCTCGCCCTGCAACTCATCGGCGTGAGCGAGGTGGACTACTCGATCACCCGCAAGACCAAGAAAATCGGCATCGGCCGCGTGCTTCATGGAAAACGACTCATCGAACTTGCCCAAAAGGCGGCCACCGCGCCGCAAGGCTGAACCGCAGGGTGGTGAAAGTGGTGTCACGGGCGGCTCATGCCCGCCAGATCCGGGTTCGACTCCCGGCCCTGCAACCCGCTTTCCCGAACTGCGCCGGCTGGCCATCCGCTGCGTGATCATGAGCCGGGGACGGCCCCGCACGATCACCACGCACCGGCTGTTCCCCTCGGCCACGCTGGTCGTGCCGGAGAACGAGATGGACGCCTACGCCCATGTGCCCTTGGAGCGCGTCCCCATCCCGCCCGACATCTCGGGGGTGAGCGCCGCCCGCAACTGGATCATCGCCAGGTTTCCCGAGGAGTGCCTGGTCATGCTCGATGACGACATCTCGGCGGCCATGTGCATGGTGAGCCTGAAGGTGAGGAAGCTGTCCGTGGACGAGACGGCGGCCATGGTCGAGAACTCGGCCCACTGCGCGTTCGGGGCCGGGGCGCGGCTGTTCGGCTGGCACCAGCGCAGCGACCCGAGGTTGTTGCAGCGCAACGATCCGTTCGGCGTGCATCACTGGATGGGCGGGGCCGTGGGAGTGATCGGCAAGGATGTGCGGTGGGATGAACTGCTCAAGTGCAAGTGCGACATCGACGCCACCCTGACCGAACTCATGGTGAACCGCCTTGTCTGGAACGAGGCCCGCTTCTGCTTTGCCCAGGAACGCGACAAGAACCTCGGGGGCAATTCGCTCTTCCGGTCAGCCGAGCGCATCGCGGCGGAGAAGCGGTATTTGAAGAGCAAGTGGAAGGCCCACATGCGATTCGAGACCTACAAGAGCCAGGACCGCGTGGCCATTGATGTGAGCCGGCGGCAAAGCGTCCACCTCGGGGCGTGAGACACCCTCAATGCACCCGCCGGCAAAATGGCATCCCTGAACCACGGCCGGCATGCTTTCCCCATGCGACAAATGGCGTCCAAAACTGATTTACCCAGTGCGGCTTCTGCGAGAGGCCAAGGGGCATGGAAACCACCCTGCAAATGCCCGACATGTTCGGGCTCACCGGCCACGGCATGAGACTGCGCACGATCAGAGGCTACGACTTCGGCGAGGTGAGTTCGGCCATGCAGAAGGCCATCCGCCGCGGCGACACGCAGCTTGCCGGATACTGGGCGCTCGAGCTTTGGGCCAGCGGGTTCGGCAACTACGTGTGGAAGAGGCTGCTCACCGTGTCGGCCGAGGACTGCTGGGGGATCATCACGCAGGAGATCAAGGCGCTCCACGACTCGTATGCCATGATCAACGCGAACCTCTCGGGCCGTCGTGCCCGCGGGCGCATCTTCATCTCCAAAGCCGTGATCCTGCTGTGCGCGGCCAAGAAGAGCCGGGACGCCGACCACCTGCAGAACTTCACCTACGACGAGATGCGGGGAATTGATCCCGACACGCTGGCCGACGACCTGCGCAACGCGCCCGAATACGTGCCGATCCCCGAGTATGCGTTCGATTGCCACACGCGGCGGGGGAAGGCGGCGGGCAAGACGAAGGCCGAGTTCTTCCGGGCCGAGCACGCCGCCCTGAGTCCGTTCCAGCCGGGGTTATTCGATCATTTGGTGGAAGAATGATCGTCCCCGATGACTCCACGCTGGCCGACCGCGTCCATCTTCGCACGTTGGTTGAGCACGGGCTCGCCCCATTGCTGAGAAAGTCACCAGCCGCAATACTCCAGCAAATCCTCGGCGAACCGCTGCCGTCGGAGCCGGTCTTCCTCAATCTCACCACCGCACAACTGGCGCGATGCATGGCGGCGGCGGAGAGAATGCTCGTTGCGCCGTCTGTTCCCCATGCCAACCCGCTCCCACCGGCCGAGAAGGAGAGGCTGGCCTACGACTCGACCGAAACCGCCCGAGTGCTTGGAGTGAACCGGACAACCTTGTGGAGGCTGTGCAAGAGGGGGCTGATCCGGCCAAGCATTGCCTGCCGCCGTCCCATGTTTCTCGTCGAGGAAATCAAACGGTTCCTTCGCGACACGCAGGCGTGATGGCTGCCAAGTGGTGATCGAGATCGGCTGAGGCTTCGTGTCAAAAACCATGCCAACGGCGCGGTCGGCGCGAAAAATGGCCCGCAAAAATGGTGCGGGAAAACTGATGGACTCCCGAAGTCTCCTGCGAGAGGCCAAGGGGGATGAAAGCAAACACCCATCAACGCACCCAATACATCGGCACGTTCGTGAAGGCCTCGGGAGAGGCCCGCACGATGCGCTTCACCACCTCGCCCGAGAAGATCGCCGGGCGGGGACTCATCACCGTGTGGGACGTGGAACGGCGCGGCCTGCGCAAATTCAACCTCGCCACCCTGGTCGGGCGGCTCACGGCCATCGGGGCCGGCGAGGTCTCGTTCTGCGGATGACACTACGCGAGTCACGCACCATGAACACGATCACCAAGCCGATGCTCGCTGGCAAATGCGAGCGACCCGACGCCCTGGCCTTCCCCGTGCTGGCCACGCCCAAGCTGGACGGCATCCGGTGCCTCAAGATCGGGGGACGGGCGTTGACCCGGTCGTTCAAGCCGATCTCGAACCGATTCGCCCGCGAATGGATCGAGGCCAACCTGCCCGACGGCGTGGATGGGGAACTGATGCTGCGGGGCGGCGCGTTCAACGCCACGACGAGCGCCATCGGGCGGGAGAGCGGCGAGCCGGACTTCGTGTTTCACGTGTTTGACTACGTGAGCGACGAGATTGACGTGCCGTATGCCTGCCGCGTCCGCGAGTTGGAGCGTCTGCCCGATTGGGACCATGTGCAGAAGGTGCTGCCGGTTGAGATCCGCGATGCCGCCCAGCTTGCGGAGTTCGAGGAAGCGTGCCTGACCGAGGGCTACGAGGGCGTGATGGTGCGCGATCCGGCCGGTCCGTATAAGTGCGGGCGTTCGACCGAGCGCGAGGGGTGGCTGCTGAAGATCAAGCGGTTCGAGGACGCGGAGGCCGTGGTGCTCGATACCTACGAGGGGATGAGCAACCACAACGAAGCCGAGCGGGATGCGTTCGGGCGCACCAAGCGGAGTTTGAGCAAGGCGGGCATGGTGGGCCGCGGCGAACTGGGCGGGTTCATCGTGAGTCCGGTCGATTCCAACGTGGTGTTCCGCTTGGGCTACAACCACGTGCTCGGCGGCATCGACCGCGTGACCCTGTGGGAGCAGCGCGAGTCGCTGGTCGGGCGGCTGGTGAAGTTCAAGCACCAGCCCAGCGGGGCCAAGGATGCGCCGCGGTTC